AAATCCAAATCTAAATCTGGAATAGATGACCAACCTAAAATAGCTTGGTCGCCAACAACATTAATAGAAAAATTTTCTACATCTGATGGTGAAGCTGTTTGTCCAACAATTTGTCTTGTAGCAGTGACAAAGGTAGATTTAACACCAATACTATTAATGGCTCTGGCTCTTACTTCATAGGTTGCATTATCAATCGCATTTAATAAGAAATATTCTAATGCAGTACCTCTACCAATCACTCTAAAATCATCTGTGACTGCCGCACCTGTTTTATCAAGAGTTTGTTTTGCTTCTACTTCATATTCACTAACAAATTGGTCTGGTGATGCACCAATGGTAGCTGATAGTCTTGTCAGCACCGAGCCATCATTATATTCAATCATGGAATCACTCAGAGTTAATGAAGCAGGTGGTTGAATGGTAAATGGGTCTGGAAAATTAGTATCTGGAACAGTAGCAACCTGTGTCTGTGTTTCAAAGGTATAAAAACTATCTTGATGTTCTGTTAATGATAAAGAAACAGTATAATCAGCATTTATTCCCAATCCTGCAACTCTAAAATTTTTAGCTGAAAAACCTGTTAAATCTTCTGTTAGTGCAACAATATCGCCTACTGCTAAGTTCATAGCTTGATAATTTGCTGTTAAGGAAACAGCTAAACTATTTCTTGAACGCAATAAAACAAGTTTAGCCATTTCTCTAGCTTGGTAAGGTGAAGTAATTGTTGATAAATCTATTGCACCTTCTTGTAAAATATTGGAATCTTCACTTAAATAAGTAGAATGGTTAGTGTCATAAACAATCGTATCAGCTTGAAAATTCTTGTCTGGATTGATGAATGTAGCTTGTACTTTATTAAAACGCACATTCTTTTTTTCTGATTGAACAGAAATACCACCAATCACATTATCTTTATTTAATGTAAGAACTGATGAACCTGTACTCTCTACAACAAGTCTATATTTACCTTGTTGATATGTTAATAAACCCCTCATACCTCTTAAAAGGTTTTTAACATTATCTATAATTTTATTAGAGGTATCTAAAACTACATTTGTATCTATTAAATTAATTTGTGATGCACCACTATAAGGTGTTATTTGTGTGGCACATACTGTAGATGCAGTATAAAAACTAGGTATATCTATATTCGCAATAGGAATAGATTTACCAAACCTTGTGTCCGTTAAATAATTTAAAAGAATAAAAGCAGGGTTTGTAGAATATTGATTAGCAGTTTCTGCACTATTACTATCAAAAGTAGATATTAATTTACCTTGTACTTTGGCTTGGATTTGAGGAATACCTGTATATTTATCTGCATCCCATTCTATTCTAAATGCAATATAGGCAACACCAGATAATTTATGATTACTTCCCCAATTCGTTAATGTTGATAATAAACTAGAAGCTGATTGGGTATCGCCACCAAAAAAAGGTTGAATAGTAATTGTTGTACCAAAACGACTATCATTAGAAGTAATTTGTGTGCCATCTGCAATAGAACCACTAAAAGTCACTGCACCATCATTAACTTTTATCTGTGTTATGTTATTTATTTTACCTTCACATAATACGATAGCACCATATAGGTATTGGTTATCTGTTCCAGATACTTCTAAAAATATACGAGTTCCACCAACTAATCTCTCACCATAAATAACAGGAATATGTGCATTGTTAGATTGTTTGTTAATTAAAACACCTCTAGCATTTTGGTCAGCTAAATCTTTATCAAAATCTGGTACTGATGGAATGTCTATAAACCAAGAAATAACTTCGGTGAATATTTGTTGAACACCTTTCCAAATAGCACTAAGTGTTTTTCCTATGAAATCAAAAGCACCCATTATTTTCTACCCCATAAAATATCTTGAACTGTTAGTCCTGCAAATTCAAAACCCACATCAGTAGAAAAAAATCTTTGTTGACTTCCGTTATTAGTTTTTCTTCCTGCTGTTCTGCTAAAATCTGCAAAGTGTGAAGTGCAATTTAAAACCAATCTACCCTTTTCAGTATCAATTCTAAAACTATCAATAAAACCAATTTCATAAGTAAATGTGTCTATTAAAGCATCTGAACTATTTAAAAAACCCATATCAACAGTCACTTGGTCGTTATTCACTACATTGTTTAAAACAACAGCAACAAAAGTATTATCTACTGCTGATAGTTCAATTTGAAAACTAGAAACATCAATAGCTGAATTTTCACCTTTACCACTTATTCCTAATAGATGAGAACTTGATGTATATGTGTTAGAATTATGGGTTATGTCTTTGTAATGATTAGTTAGTCTTTGAGGTGTAGGAAAATTTATTTCTACTAAAGCAATGGCCTTAATATTTTGATTTCCCAACTCTGTGGTTATATTACTAGATAACCCTCTAGTCATTACAGAGCCTCTATAAAATCAACTTCAAATTTATATAAGTCTATATTATCAGTATTAAATTGCTGAATATCGTTTGTAAGTCTTACTGTAAAAGGAACATTGTCATAAGTGATTGCTTCATCATCAGCTAAAGCACTTCTTAATGGTGGCTCTATAGTTATTGTAGATGCGTTCCCAGAGGGGTTTACATCTTCAACAATCATGTAAACTTTACTGTGATTTGCAAACTTTATTAAATCACCTGCTTTAAATGCACCATTTGAATTATTATGGTGTCCATCAACTGCTATTGTTGTATCACCTGCTGTATGTGAACCATTGACTAAAACAGTTCCTTGTTCATTTCCTCTAGCACTAGAGATTACAGGCGGAACTATTTGGAATGTTTCTTTTTGACTTCTTTGTTTCATTATAAAAGCATAAACAGGTGCAAAAGTTTGTCTTGTCATAGGTGAATATGAAGCTGAAAATTTCCATCTTTGTCCATCCACTTGAACACTAAACATCTTTCCACTATCAGTAGTAGAAGTAATTGTTTTTTGTTCTGAACTAAAACCTATTGACTTAAAAACAGGTGATGTTGGATAAGTACCACTCATTAAATTAATGCCTCTTTCCCTTGTGTATTTAATGCATCATTTATCACATTAACAATAACACTTCTACGTTTTAATAGTAAATCATCAAAACCTTCAGTGTCATTAGCCATGATAGTAATATTGACATTAGGTGATGTTAATTGATTATTGGGTACAATAGTTCCAGATTGTTGAGGTACAAACATTTCCCTTCCTGCTTCACCCACCATATAAGGTTCACCTGCATTAACTCTACCACCAGATATTCTTGGTGCAGGTGCTGAACGTATAGCCGCTACTCTTGCCGCTCCTGCTGCATAAGCCGCTCCTGCCATAGCTATGTTTAATGGGAATAAACCTGCATATTGAGCCATAACCCTTGAAGCGGTTGCATGAGCGTTAATAATAGCCTGTCCAATTTGAAATGCTTGGTATGCTCTAAAAGCAGTTCTATTTAATCCAGATAAATCTTTTAACGCACTGCCTGTCAAACCAATAATTTCATCCTGTGCTTGTTTTTCTAATTTTACTCTTTGAGATATTTCATTTTCTTTTGCACGAGTTATTCTATCTTCATAAATTTGATTTAATTTTTCTTTTTGTTTTAAAAATTCTTCATCAGTTAAAAGACCTAAATCATTAGCATCTTTTAATGTTTCTAATTCCTGTCTTTTCTGTGCTTTTATTTGATTTATTAAACCCACTCCTGTTTTTTCTCTTATTTTTTTTAATTGTTCAAAAATATCTTCCCCTTGAGCAGGCACTATTTTAAAAGTATTTGATAATTCAGCATTATCTTTAAATTTTTCCAAACTAATTGTGGCTTTATCAAATGATTCAGCCATATCTTCAATATTATGAGATAAGTTTGCGGTATCCCCAGAAACACTTACTGCGGTTTCACCAAACCCCATAAGTTCTAAAACTATATCTTTTATTGGTCTATCCAAAAATTGATAAACCTCTCTAGTTGCATTAAATGCTTTACCTAATATTAGTATGGCATTAGCTAAAGTTTCACCAATAGCAACTGCTATTTCTTGGATTTCATCTTTGTTTTGTTCTAGAAAAGTTTTTAAATCACCTAATTCATCAGTAAGTGTTCCTATAAATTGTTCTGCTATAAGTTTTTGAAAGTTGAATAATTCATCTTGCAGCATAGATACAGTACCTGTTAAGGTTTGTGCCAAATCATCTGTGACTTTTCCTAATTTGCCACCTTTTCCAAATGTTTTTTCAAATGCCTTTATTGTTTCTTCAATAGAAACTTTAGCACCTGCTTCAAATCCTAAAATTTGTCTTAATCCTTTTTCTCTAAAAATATCTGCCGCTGCTATACCACCAGAAAAGGCTCTTTGAATTTGTGATGCAGTTGTTTGAAAATCTAAACCTGTAAATGCCGCAACATTACCTGTAATCTCTAATATCCTAGTTAAATCTTTTGCATCTTTTGCTACAACACCAAGATTACCAGATGCAGCAGCAATATCACCTAAAGAGAAAGGTACTTTCGCAGCAAATTTAGATAAATTGTCAAATGCAATTTTTCCTTCTTCAACTGAACCAAATAAAAATTTAAAACGAACTTGTAGATTCTCAACTTCTTTACCTACATTTATTACTGACCTTAATGCCAAACCTGCACCTAAACCTATTAGTGCATTTCTTAAATTTAATACTGATTTTTTAGTTTTTGCTAAATTTCCTTGAACTTGATTAAGAGCCTGTTTGGATTTATCTTTTGCAATGATGTCAATGTTAAGTTTTTTCGTCATTATCTTCTTTTACCTTGCATCTTTGCTTTATTCAATGCTTTTTGTTCTTCTTCGTGTTTGAGGTTATAATAAGCTACCCACATAGAATATTCTTCTACAGGTATCTGTAGAATTTCACCAATAGTTTTATGTAGCTTTTCTGCTAAGAAAAAATGAAATCTAAAATCTGAATCAGAATTTAGTTTTTTTTTAAGTCTTTAGTATTCGTATCTGAGGAAAGGATTTGACTAGCAACTCTACTAATAATATCTGGGTCAACAAACTTCTTCATTCTAATCTTACTTTCTAAATCAAACATTTTTTCACCATCTTTGGTTTCTGCCTTTTTTACAATAACATCAATTAAGACAGTTAAGTCGTTATCATTAGAGCCTTTAAAGATTTCTGCTTTTTCTAAAAGTGTAAATGGTTT